AGCAGAAGTAATAGAGGACATTGATAGTGTCCTATCTGGAAAGAAAACGGACCTCTTTGGCCAGCCTATCGAGGTTTCACCAGCAGAAAGAGAACGTCTAACGCTGACCAAGGACCTAGCTAAACGCACTCAATCAATGAACAAGTGGATTGAGTCTAACCTCACCAACTACTTTAAGAAGCAGATGAGTTCGCCAGATGACCCGCTACGGAATCTGGCAGAGGAAGGTCGCATCCCGCTTGACCCTGAAGAGGCAGACGAAGCATTGCATATGCTACGGTCTGGACCAGAGACAAATCGCAGAGCTAGGTTAGATTTTTACGGCGGAAGAAAAACCCAAAATTACGAGCAACTTGGACAAACCGAACCGGCTCAGGCTTTTGAACTTTTGACCGATTCCCTAATTGAGGGCTCGTCAGCCGGTGAGATAGTACGTTTAGCTGAGGGCGATAGCCGGTTCATGGGGCACATCGTCCAAAAGAATCCTTGGCTCACAAAAGTTGACCCCAGCACTGAGGTGTATTCCCTCCGTAATAGCCCAGTAGCTCTGTACGGGGATGCAACTGGTAACCCAAACCTACAGCGCACGTTCAACCTAGACCACATGATGGATGTCATCCGGTCTGACCTCCAAGAGGGGCGTCTGCGCCCCGAGAGTTTGAGCCAGCTGAGTGTTGCAGATGCGTACAAGCGCATGATGCAGTACGACGACGACATGGCTAAAGCTGCCAAGGAGGCAGAACTAGCTCGTAGTAAGGCTTTGCTGACCAGCACCCCTGTTGTTCAGTACCAAAGCGGCTATCGTTGGGTTCAGCTTCCTGACCCTGAAAGCTCCGAAGAAGCCATGAAGCTTGTCAATAACATTGGGTGCCGAGGGGGTTGGTGCACGAGATATGAAGACCTCGCGCGGCGCTATGGTGGCTCGTCGGGGGGTAATGAGCTTTTTGTCCTGCTTGATGAGGGCGGAAAGCCTCACCTACAGGTTCAGACCAAGAGGGTACCGTTCGATGCTTTTGAACAACAACGAGCAATCAATAAGTATATTGACACCCTTAACAATGAGCCCGGAAGACTAACCGACTTTATGCGGGAGTACAGGGGCCTACTTGCGGGAGATTTGCCTCAAGGGCGTCCACTGCCAGAAGACCTAGTAGAAAGTTTGCGGAGGCAGACCATGTATTACTCCACAAAGTACCTTGATGAAGGAAAAGACATACCCGAAACCGCAGCATTTCCTGCTGATTTTAGAAACTTCATAAATCAACAGCACAAAGAGGTTAGGCAGTCACGCGACATTCTCCAAATGAAGCCTTGGAGTAACTCTTGGGCTAGCCAGTATGTTAAAGACGAACTCGTCAAGAACCCTGAATACGTAAAACAGATTAAGCCTTACTTGGATGATTTTGTTCTTAATGGAGACTGGAGGGATATACAGGACCTCTCCAACAGCGGTTTGATGAACGTAGGCACAATGCCAGAAAGACAAGGTGCCATAACTGGTGGCATTCGTCGGATTAGCCAGCCTGCCCTAAGCAGGGCCTTTGATGTTGTAAGTGACACATTCAGAGACCAGCCGGAAGCACTAGCCCAAGCTTTTGGAGTGACAGCAGAACAGGCACGTGCTGGAATTATTACTCCACACGAATTATATCTCGCTTATTTAACCGGCAAAGACATTATCCAAAATAGCCCCGGATACAGAAGCCTTAAGGCAGGTGAAGACACTGAGTTGACTAGGATTGCTCAGGAGACATTAAACAACAACCCACAAATGAGGGCTGTGCTTGATTTTGTGGAAAAAACAGACGAGTTTACGCAATCCATGCGTCCTCCCCGTAAAATGGCCAAGGGCGGCGAAGTCACAAATGACATCTGGTGCCCCAGCTTCCTGTACAGGAATCGTTAAGGAAAAGACATGCCAATTGACAAGGCCCTCAACTCTCTGCCTGAGGTTGACATTGAAATTGAAGCTCCTCCTGCTCTGGAAGACGCTCCTGACGTTGAGATTGAACTCGAATCGGACGGTAGCGCAACGGTATCTATTGAAGAGGAGGAAACGGACTTCTACGCTAACCTAGCGGAGGTCATGGATACCACCAGCCTTCGTAGCGTAAGCAGCGACCTTATGGCTTTGTTTGAAGCAGACAAGGCAAGCCGGGAAGACTGGGAGAAGCAATACAGCAAGGGCATGGAGATGCTGGGCTTTACGTTCGAGGAACGTACCAAGCCGTTCAAGGGCGCTTGTGGCGTGAGGCATCCTATGTTGACCGAGGCCATCGTGCAATTTCAAGCACAGGCTATGAAGGAACTGATGCCGTCTGATGGTCCTGTCCGCACTCAAGTGCTGGGCAAGGAGACCGTCGATAAGATTCAACGGGCTGACCGGGTCAAGGAGTTCATGAACTACCAGTTGACCACGGCTATGCCGGAGTACACCCCGGAGTTCGACCAACTCCTGTTCTACGTCGGATACGGCGGCTCGGCCTTTAAGAAGGTCTATTACGACGCCGCCACTGAAAAGGCGGCTAGCCCGCTTTTGCTGCCTGACGATGTGTACATCCCGTACAACGGTTCGTCGGTCATGAGCAAGTGTGAGCGCATTACGCAGCGCGTTCACATGTCCATCAACGCATACCGCAAGGCTGTGGCCAGCGGCATGTATCTGGACATGGCCCGTGAGGAAGAGCAATCGACCTTTGTCTCTTCTGATATCCAAGACGCTATCGACAAGATTAGCGGCGTGGCTCCGAGTGGCGAGGAAGAGGAAGTCAGCCTGCTGGAGTTCCACGTTGATTATGACCTCCCCGGCTTTGAAGACGAAGACGGCATCCGTCTTCCGTACATCATCACTGTCGATGAATCCAGTGGTCAGGTGTTAGCGGTCCGTCGTAATTGGGACGAGGACGACAAGAAGTGTTGCCGCAAGGAATACTTCGTTCACTACATGCTTATCCAAGGCCCCGGTGCATATGGCATCGGTTTCCTTCATCTCATTGGTGGCCTGACCAAGGCTTCTACCTCGGCTCTCCAGCAACTGATTGACGCTGGTACGCTGGCCAACCTGCCGGGTGGCTTTAAGGCCAAGGGCGCACGAATCATGAACGATGACGTGCCCATCCAGCCGGGTGAGTGGCGAGACATGGATGCGGGTGGCCAAGAACTAGCTGGCAGCATGTTGCCGCTCCCGTACAAGGAACCGAGCCAAACCCTGTTCACCCTGCTGGGCTTTACCGTCACGGCAGGACAACGTCTGGCAGCCATTGCTGACCTTCAGGTCGGTGACGGCAACCAACAGGCCGCTGTAGGAACCACGCTAGCGATGCTTGAGCGGGGGTCCATGGTCATGTCTGGAATCCACAAGCGCCTGCATTACTCGCAAAAGCTGGAGTTCCAACTGCTGGCCAAGGTGTTTGGTGAATACCTGCCGGATGATTACCCGTACGACGTGGTTGGTGCTAGCCGCCGCATCAAGCGTAAGGACTTTGACGGGTCGGTGGATGTTGTTCCGGTAGCTGACCCCAACATCTTCTCGATGTCGCAGCGTATTACTTTGGCACAGACTGAGCTACAGATTGCTCAGAGCGCCCCGCAGATGCATGACATGCACGAAGCTTATCGTCGCATGTACCAAGCCATCGGTGTCAAGGACATTGATACGTTGCTACTTCCCCAGCATCAGGACCGTCCGAAGGACCCTGCGGAAGAAAACGCCTTGTCGCTCGATGGTATGCGCCTGAAGGCCTTTGCCGGACAGCAGCATGACGCGCACATCCTGACCCACCTGCTTTTCTTGCAGTCCCCGGTGGTGCAGGCGATGCCTCAGGCGGTCATCAATCTCATCAAACACGTCATGGAGCATATCCGTCTGAAGGCTGAAGAGACGGTCGAGGCCGAACTGTTCATGCAATACGGTACGGACCCGGATGAAATGGTGTCGATGCTGCAACGTGAGGCGATGATTGCGCTGAAGGAAGCGCAGTTCTACCAAGAAGCCAAGCAACTGCAAGACCAACTTTCAGGCAGTGGACAGCAGGAAGACCCTGTGGTCAAGCTCAAGGAGCAAGAACTGCAACTTATGGCCCAACGTGACCAAGTTAAGGCGCAGGAAGCTCAGGCAAGACTGCAACTTGATTCGCAAAAAGCCCAAAGAGAGATTGAGATGCAGCAGGCCCGCATCAATTCACAGGAAAAAATCGCTGACCAACGCACTATCGTTGCCTTGCAGCGAGTCAATGAGATGAGGAACAAAGCAAATGCCACTCAAAACCGGACGCAGTAAGAAGGTCGTCTCCGAAAATATCGGAGAAATGGTGCGGAAGTACAAGAAGACCGGTGAAATCGGTACTTCTAAGCCCGCGAGCACTGGTAAGGCCGTAAAACAGGCCGTTGCTATTGCCCTGAGCAAGGCAGGCAAGTCGAAAAAGCCCGTTAAAAAGGCCGCTGGCGGTGAAATTATTTACCGAAAAGACGCAAATCAGCCAGTTCACTTGTATTCTAAAGGCGGATGCGTTAAAAAGAAGCGTTGACGCAGTCAACAGCCCTCAAGCGGTGGCATAACCGCTTGCTTTACATGGTGAGCCCCATGCTGGAATTTGCAGAATGTGTGATGAATGAGATTCGATTGCTCAGGAATGATGCTGAACGTCATATTTTGGACGGTTCGGTGAAGTCCATGGAGCAATATCGCCATCTCATGGGCCGTCTTGAGGGTTATACGTTCGTAGAACAGGCAGTTAAGCAGCTTCTACACAAAAACCCCAACCTATAGAGGAGAAAGTCCTTGGAAAAGACGGCGCTTGAGCGCAAATGGGAAGAAGAAGCCGCAACTCGTGTGCCGGAATTGAACGATGCATACGATGATGATGGCAAATTGACCCCAGAAAGCATTGATGAGTCCGTTATCGACCGTATCCCGCGTCCGACTGGGTGGCGGGTCGTTCTTTTGCCTTATCGGGGCGCTAAAAAGAGCAAAGGCGGGATTGTTCTGGCTGACCAGACCGTGGAACGTAACCAACTGACCACTGTTTGTGCCTATGTTCTCCGTGTTGGCGATTTGGCCTACAAGGATGAGAGCAAATTCCCGAATGGACCGTGGTGCAAGGAAGGCGATTGGGTGATTTTCGGCAGATATGCTGGAGCCCGTATCGGTATCGATGGCGGTGAGATTCGCATTCTTAACGATGACGAGATTCTTGCCGTAATCAACGACCCCGAAGACATTCTTCACATGTGAGGTAGGTATGAACGTAATGACTGACCAGCAAGAACTTGAATTTGATGTTGGGGAAGGCGAAAAGTCCGCAACCGTCATGGTTGAAGAGCCTGAAAACGAAAACCCCAACGTAATTGAGGAAGAAGAGCCTGTAGAGGCGAGGAAAGAGTCCGCCTCTGACGAGCTTGACCGTGTTTCTGAACAGGTTCAGAAGCGCATCGACAAACTGACTGCCCGTATGCGCGAAGCGCAACGTCGGGAACAGGCTGCGCTGGAATATGCAAAGGGTCTGCAAGAACAGGCCAACGCTCTGCGACAAAGCCTGAACACGGTGGATGAAGTCAGGCTGAACGAGAGCAGCGGTCGTATCAGTAGCCAGCTTCTAGCCCTGAAGCAGATTATCAAGAAGGCCCGTGAAGAGGGCGATATTGATACTGAGACAGATGCACAAGAACGCATGGCATCGTTGCTGTATGAACAGCAACAAGTGGCTAGTTATGCGGCACAGCGCCAAGCACAAGCTGTACAACAGCCCGTGCAACAGATTCAGCAGCCTGTACAACAGTCGAGAAAGCCAAGTCCGAAGGCTGAAAGCTGGGCGGAAAGGAATTCTTGGTTTGGTGAAGACCGAGTATTAACGTATGCTGCTTGGGGTATTCACCAAAAACTCATTGAAGAAGAAGGGTTTGACCCAGAATCTGATGAGTATTATGATGAACTTGATTCACGCCTGCGAATCGAATTCCCGAACAGGTTTGAACAAAACAGGAAACCGAAGAACGTCCAGTCGGTTGCGCCTGCTACCCGGAGTTCCGGGGTTACTGCAAGTGGACGCAAGACGGTGAAACTTTCACCGAGTCAAGTTGCAATTGCTCGTAAGCTGGGTGTTCCTCTTGAGGAATACGCCAAATACGTTAAGGAGTAATCATGGTTGAGGAAAAAATCGAGGTTAATCGTGCCACCCGCAACGCGGCAAGCCGCGAAAAAGAAGCACGTCGTAAGCCATGGGCTCCGCCTTCCCGTCTGGATGCGCCTCCCGCACCGGAAGGGTACAAGCACCGCTGGATTCGCGCCGAAATTTACGGCTTTGAAGACAAGCAGAATGTTTATGGTCGTATTCGTGAAGGTTTCGAGCTTGTTCGACAAGAAGAACTTCCCGAAGAATACCGAAACATCATGCCGTGTATCGAAGACGGTAAACACGCTGGCGTGGTTTCAGTAGGCGGCTTGCTTTTGGCTCGAATTCCAGTCGAAACGGTTGAAGAACGCAATGCGTACTACGCCCGTAAGGCTCGTGAACAGCTTGAAGCGGTTGATAATGAGATGATGCGAGAGAACGCCCATTCTTCCATGCGAATCCAATCGCCGGAACGGAGTTCTCGCACCACTTTCAAGGGTCCTCAGGGATGAGGTCCCGTAACCTTTTGAACTTTGGAGATACAAATGGCTAATACCAACAAAGCCTTTGGTTTCCGCCCTGTAGGCAAGTCGGGTTCTGGCTATGATGGCCAAGGCCTGACCAGCTACCCGATTGAAGCCAACTACAACACGGCTATCTTTCAGGGCGATTCCGTCACTCTTAGCGGTGGCAATGTGATTATTGCTACTGCTGGTCCGCTTCTCGGTGTTTTCATGGGTTGCTCGTATACCGACCCCACCACCGGCAAGCCGACTTGGAGGAACAACTACCCGGCCAACACCAACGCTTCGGACATCGTTGCGCTGGTCGTTGACGACCCGAACGCTCAGTTCGTGGTCCAGTGTTCGGGTACCGCTGCCGCTACCTGTCGCGGTCGTAACGCCACCATCGTGACCAGCACTGCTGGTAATGCGACCACCGGCGTTTCGGGCCAGCAAGTTAGCGCCCCGGTTACTGGCAATGCCACGCATCCGTGGAAGGTTGTTGGTGTTTACGAGGCTGACGGTAATGATGATGTTACCGCCGCCAATGCTGACCTTATCGTCGTGCCGAACAATCATCTGTTCAAGGGCTCGACTGGCACTGCGGGGGTCTAATCATGGCTATTACTCGTGCACAACTAGTCAAGGAACTGGAGCCGGGTCTTAACGCCCTCTTCGGTATGGAGTACAACCGCTACGAGAACGAGCATGCCGAGATTTTCTCGGTTGAGACCTCGGACCGTGCTTTTGAAGAAGAAGTCATGCTGACGGGCTTCGGTGCTGCTCCGATTAAGTCGGAAGGTGCCGGCGTATCGTATGACTCGGCTCAAGAGTCGTTCACTGCTCGTTACACCCACGAGACGATTGCTCTGGCATTCGCGCTGACTGAAGAAGCCATCGAGGACAACCTCTATGACCGTCTGTCGGCTCGTTATACCAAGGCTCTCGCCCGTTCGATGGCTCATACCAAGCAAGTCAAGGCTGCTTCGGTGCTGAACAATGCATTCACTGCCGGCGTTTACGCTGGTGGCGACGGCGTTGCCCTCTGCGCCACGAACCACCCGACCGCTCTTGGTCCGACGTTCTCGAACGAACCGGCTACGCCGGCTGACCTTAACGAAACCTCGCTTGAGCAAGGCATCATCGACATCGCTGCGTTCACCGACGAACGTGGCCTGAAGGTTGCTGTCAGCGCCCGCAAGCTTGTGGTGCCGAAGGAACTTCAATTCACGGCTGAACGCCTGATGAAGTCTACCCTCCGTACCGCCACTGCGGACAATGATATCAATGCTATCAAGTCGATGGGCCTCATCCCGGACGGTTATGTGGTTAACCACTACCTGACCGAAACGGAAGCTTGGTTCCTGCTGACTGACGCTCCGAACGGCATGAAGATGTTCCAGCGTTCGCCGGTCAAGACCGCCTTTGAAGGCGACTTCGACACCGGTAACGTCCGTTACAAGGCTCGTGAGCGTTACAGCTTCGGCTGGTCGGACCCGCGTGGTATCTACGGTTCGCCGGGTGCGGCTTAAGCACTAGATATGCCCGTGGCCTCTGCCTAAAGGTACGCCACGGCTATCACTAGCCCCCCTCGTGGGGGCTTTTCTTTTGTCTTTCGTCCCAGTGATGCTTGCGATGGCAGTTAGCGCATAGAACTATGCATTTGGACGCTTCTTCGTAGGCCTTGCCATACCGGCCTTGGTTAATGAAAGAGTAGACAC